GGCCCAGACATAACTTGATTGTTATACTTTAAAAAAGATGCTTCTATCACTCTTTTAAATAACTGGGGCATTATGTTTCTCCATTGTAAATTAAAAATGCACGTCCATTTAAAAAATCATCTTGCACTAAATCACTAAAATTGGTTAGTGATGAATCAATAGAAAAAAGAAAATTTGGTGGCATTCTTTCATCAGTGAATTGTTTTATTAATTCATAATTTAATACAATTTTTCTTCCTTCTAATAAAGGGTGTTGTTCTCTATCGTATAAAGACAATGTCCAGAAATCTCCTCTTGAATTAAAATTAAATTCAAAAATGTAGGGCTTACCATCAAGGGTAATATCTTCTGTAAACGACGAAAAATTTTTAAAGGGTATTTCTAACATATTATTTTCCTAAAATATAGTTTAAACTTTTTTGTAGAATACTTGTTGTTGTTTTAGTTTCCTGCTTTCCTGTTTTTTCTGTTTTCTGTGCCTGATTTTTTACATTTGGGGCTTTTCCATTTGCCGTATTTACTTTTGTAGTATATGTTATACCAACCGTTAAAAAAGTAACCTTTTTAAACTTTATTGTATAGTTAAGGGCATCACCTGTATTTATTCCTATAGGAAAGGATATAGAGGAAATAATCATATCATTGTATACCCTTAAACCTGTAACTATAGTTAATAAAACTGGATCTGATATTTTATTTAGTTCTACACCTTTTTGTTTTGGCAATGAATACCCAGCATAACCTAAAAGAGTAGCAAATGTATTTTGTTTCCTTTTATCTAAATCTACATTAGAAATTACTCCCCTAATAGATTCACTTATGAATTTGACAGGTGTATTAGAGGTAATAGCTTCTATACTGTACTCCTCTGGACTTTGTTTAACGTGGTCTGTAATGTCAGACCCCTTCTCTATAGGATATGATGTTATGGTGTTAGAATAATCATGCCCTTCACTTAGGGTGGCATCTATATCTATTCCATCTATAAAGGTTGGTGATTTTTTTCCTGCTATTATGCTAATCATATTATTCAACCTCTGGTGACACTCGTAATATATTTCTAAGTTCCATATTAAATGTTTCTTTGACTGATAGTTTTGCTTGTTTGTTTAATGCTTCCATTTGTGCTGTTGGTGTACCTACAGGCACATAAGTATTTATATTACTATTTACATTTATTTGTTTAATAACATTTGACGGGTTATAATAACCAGTTTCACTTGCTCTATTTAAGGCACCAACTGGTAGTTCAGGAGTTATAGTGTCAGGTACTTTAAAGGGATTAAACCTGCCTGTACTTTCTTTTGCACCAAAAGGTAATTCACTGCCCATTGTTGGTGATTCAAACATACTTTCTAAAGATGAACCACCTTTTTTAAACTTTCCAATACCCAATATAAAATTCTTTGCTAAATCAAAATATTTTAAAAGCCCTATAAAACTATCATCAATCCAATTATTCATATCCTCAAAAAATATTTTAAAAGTTTTCCACAAAAGTTTGACATCATCAACCACTGTTAATAACTCTTCTTTTAAGAACTTCCATGGTGGGAGTATTTTTCCAAACATGGTATCTTGTCCTTTGGTATACAATAAAAAATCTTCAGTTAAAAGAATTATCAAAGCAATTATGGCTATAAAGCCAGCAGCTAAAAGGGCATATTTAAGAAGGATAGCACTCACTGCTACATTGTGGGCAGTGGCAGCTATAGTTAGTATGGCCCATACTTTTGATATCATTAAACCTATCCCTATAAAGGCGGATAAACCTATTAAAAGTGGTGGTATTATAGCAGCTATGGCCATGAACCAAAATAATATTACTTTTAATTCAGGAGAAAGTTTATTTTTAAACACTCCTTGTAAATAAAGTAAAATAGAAACAAATTTTTTAAATGCTGGAAGTAAATATGTAGACATACTCATTGCTGTTAAGGTTATCATATCTTTAAAATTTGACCAAATACCTCCAAGTGTGGCTGATTGTTTAATCATAAGATTTGCAAATTTTCCACTACCGGTGGTCATACTTTTAAAGGCATCAGAAACCATATCAAAACTTATTTTTCCTTTTTCTACCATTTCAGCAATTTCTGATTTTGGCACCTTTAAATTTTTAGCAAGTTCATCTAAAACAGGAACACCTGCCGTTGCAAAATCCCTCAATTCCCTTCCTGTTAATTTACCAATAGTGCGCACTTGACCAAAATTTAAACCAAGTCTTGTTATAGGAATATTTAACCCAGCTGCTACGTCACCCAACATTTTTAATTCTTCTAATACAACATCAGCAGATGAGCCCATGGCCAATAATTGTTTAACAGCTGGACCTATTTCCTTAATCTCAAAAGGCGTTTTTGCAGCAAATTGTAGCATTTCATCGACTAATTTTGCACCTTTTTCTGCAGAACCAAGCATCGTTTCAAAGGAAACTGTTAATTGTTCAAAATCACTCATAGTTTTGGCAAGCCAACCAGTCAAAGCCACGAATGGGGCAGTTATAAGCAAAGTACCACCCATACCTATATTCCGCATTTTTCCTATCAGTTTATTGACTGACTCTTCTGCCGTTTGATATTGGCTTTGATTAACCTTAAAGCCTATGAGATTTATTAATTCTCTGATTATCATTATAGGCCTATGTCCTTTGGATTGCCACCTGAATTTTCTACCAAGTATTTTAATCCCATTTTTAAAATCAACAAATCTTCTTTAATGTTCCTTATATCTTGACATGCTTCACATTCCTTTGCGTGCTCTTTTATTAAATCAACAGCCGAGTCCTTGTGGCTTATGAGCAAGTGTAAAGACATACTTTCTCTTATGCTTTCTATGATTTTTTTAGAGAATATATCTTTATTACTTATAGTTGTTATGAAAAAAGTAACCAATATACTTATTAATGTTATTATAGCACCAGCCAAAATACTTGTCACTATACTCATACTTTACTCCTTTCCATAAGAATTGCTTGAATTTTTTCATCTATATCTAAAACAACATTGGCTTTAATTACATCATCAAGTGAATAAACTAAATCAAGTTCTTGTAGACTTGCTTTTCCTGCTATGTAAAGGCGCCATGCCAACCATTCATCACTTATTTCGGGACTAATTTTCTCAAAAACCAATTTAATTTTATTGGTTATCTCTGGGCTAACATTTCTTGAAATTTCGACACAATCTGTCCAGTAGTCCCGCCTTGAAAAAAAGATTTAAAATTAACTTCCAACACAAATTGTAATACCTTAAATAATAAGGCGTACTCTGCTGCAAAAGTAATGTCAAAAATCTCCGGCTTTGACACATCTTGGCCATCAACCCTGGTAAAGGTTAATAGTTCTAAAATTAATGGAAGAAGTTTATTTTCATCCAAGTTGTCAACAAGAACTTTTGACAAACGAGAAAAATCTACATCTTTTTCAAGGACACTTTTTCCTTCTGATTTTAACTTACTATTAGTATTATCATCTGAATGATTTGATGAAATAGTACTAATAAACGAACTTAAAATTTTAGCCAATTTGGTACCAAGTTTTGTACCCATTCTGCCAGGAAAGGAACTTATTTCTATTGCCACTTCTACATCTTCTGAATTTTTTATAACTTTGTTAAAAGTTTTTATAGCCATATAATAACCTCCGTTTAAATTATTATAAATTGTGGAATTTTAATTATGAATTGTTGCCTCCAACAAATACATCAAGTTCAGCACAATCAAAAATCCACTCTCTGTTTGAGAGCTCTTTTCCAAATTCAACCGTTGGTGGTTTTCTTATCCAGGCATAGGCAGTAAATACAAGTGTAGTGCCACTAAAATCTTTTATTAAAAGAGGAAGTACACTCTTATTTGTTAATTTATCTGCCAACATAAAGCCTGTTAAAATATCATTCGATGGACTTGATTGTTGTAAAGTCAAAGTAATACTTCCAGAAAAATCATTTGACTTTACTCTGGTTGTAAACTTGTCAACACCTGTTACCTTACTAAAAAAATCAGAGGAATATTCCACCGATACAAAAGTACCATCAGCAAAGCCACCCATAATAGCACCACCATATAGCACTGATACTTTTGAAGGATCAAACGTTTTTGGTGCACCCATATTTTTTCTCCTTTGTAAAATTAATTATCAATATTGTAAATTATTGTTTAGATTTTTATAATTCCATTTACTTCTACACGATGAATTGGATTTTCATAAAAGGCGGTAAATTTAACCTCCTTTAAAGTTCTTGCCAATTTATCAACTGAGGAAATATTTGCAAGAGCAGGCACTGAAGTAACAAAGCCACCTATGCGAATTTTATTGTCGTCAAAAGCATCTTCGGAAATAGCATTTGCACTTTGTTCTAATTTCAAAACTTTCTTTACTTCAGCTTCTATCAAACCAATGCCAGCATCTGTGTATGGTACTTTAGGAGAATTTACAAGTAAAGAATAAATACTTGATTGAAGCTGACTTTCCAACCAGTCTAACCAAATAGGCATAAAGTCAACATATTCACCCGTACCAACCCAACCTTCTTGAATAATATTAACCTCACCCACTTCCTCATAAGATGAGCCATATTTACTAAATAAATTTGCTTGTTGAGTTGGTGTTAAATCATCGACAGCAGACCCAACCACAGTGGTAAACATAGGAGTATAAGTACCAGGTCTCTGTACTAACAAAGCGGCCAGCAGGCCAGCTTCTACATAATCAGTGGCAGCGTCCTTATGATAAATAACAACACATCTGTCAAGAGCATTTGTTTTAACATACTTAACTAAGGAAGTAGTATCTGTACTTAAATTTTGGTCAATTATGTCAATTACGCCAGCACCGACATCTGTTCCAGCTGTACTAAACATTCCACAACGTTTGTTTGCATTTATCCAATTACAAACTAATTTTTGTGTGGCCACGGTTTTTGTTGCTGCTATGACTCCATAAAAATTTCCATTCTCCAGTTTTATAGCATTTAAAGCATCTGTCCAGGTAGTGTCACCCACTTTTACACTTCCTCCGGCAAAAGAATTTGGTCGTGGACTTTGACTTGCAATTCTCTGTGCTGCCTTATATTCTATAGCACCAGTGCCACCAGTTAAATCAGCAGCCAGGGCTGCTAAATCATCTGTGCTATAAAGTTTGTATCTTCCTGAGAAAGTATAGTTGGCACCCACTACCATAATAACATTAAAACTTGCTTTACCAACAGGTTGTGTTTCTCTGGTAATTGTTACTTTTACAACATTGTCAAGTTTTGACATAACATCTCCTTTTCAAAGTTTACAAATTATCACTTGTTATTGTAATTAAATCTATATAAGCACTACCTTCATTTTTTATTGTTTCATTTAAGATAGTCGTTTCTATTATACCTATGTCAATCTCATCTTTTTCTTCACTTTCCCTTCCTATTAAAATATTGAAATTTACTTCTGCTCTCTCTTCAAAAATTGTATCTGAAAGCCCAGTTAGATCATTTATAGAAAGTTTATTTAATATGGCTATTCCAACATCACTTAAAATTTTAGAATAGTAATAATTAATTGGTGACATTGCTAAATCTTCAAGTACACTCATTGAATTATAACCAAAACTTTCTATTATCAAAATGGCCCTTCTGACTCCCTTTACTTTTGCCTTTCCTGTTGTCTCATCTACTGGTCCAAAAAAATCAGTCCCTAAAGATTCTACACTCCTTATTTTAAATGTTAAATAAGGCAATAGTGGTCTTGGAGAATTTTGATTTTCTTTTATAGATTCCCTTTTAGTGACTGCTTTAATCCAGTCATATATTGCTTTTTCTATTAAATTAAAATTCATTTTAATTCCTTAATTATGGCCCTTCACCATAAGCAATAGCCAAATGGTAATGTCTACACACTCTGCTAATAGCAAAATAATAATGCCAGGCTTGTCCTGCTGGTGGTTCACCAGTACCTAATACACTACTTATGTCAAGTGCTTGTTCATCCAGTTTAACCAACCCTGGGGCAGGTGATTCTGGTGCTGTTCCAAAGGTATCAAAACATACACCCTCACCATCAAACACCTTTACATTTGCCTCATGATCAGTAGTTACTTCTGGATTTGTGTTTGCTGTTATTGTTCCGCCCTCGACATGCATCATTATTACCCACTGCTTTTTAATTTCACAAATTCTTTTTACAGGAAGGGCACCTGCTTTGTTAATAAAAAATTCAACCCTTCCTATGGAAATAAAATTAGTGTCTATAAAGGAGAATTTATAATAGCCATTTGCCAAATCAACTTGGATAAGTGATTCACTGATTAATATACTTGTAAAATCACTTGCCTTTGGAAGTAAAACTTTTATATCTGATGCAATAAAAACAAGATCTGGTTTCAATGTTTTTCCATCAGTACTATCTATAAATGGACCAATGATAATATCATTTGCTTCATTTAAAACTAAGTAATCTTTTAACATAAATTCTCCTGTTGGCAAAATAAATAAGTGTAGTAATAGTCTAATATTGGTCCTAAATTTGGTTCTGGTTCTGGAATAACTTCCTCAACTGGCAATTTTATTATAATGTATTTATAATGAGGTATAATGCCGTTTGCCCAAGATGCTCTTGAATATACTTCATATAATTCATCTTCAATGTCAACCAGAGAAGGGTTTGAGCCATTCTGCTCCACTGTATTTAAAAAGGTAGAACTATATAACCTATATGAACAGCCATTCCTCCTGCCTTCTGGTAACATCTCCATTTCACGGGCCCTAAGAGGTTGAATAGATGCTTTAAAGGAGATAGGGCTT